ACCATCGCGCCTTGGCTACACTTCGGGCATGTCATGGGGTGGCTCCCTTCTCAACCAACTCAATGGCATCTCTCATCGTTGAATGCCCGCACTTTTTGCAAACAATAAGCTGATAGCGGCGCGGCGGTGTAAAGAAAATCCAGAATGGTTTACCGTCCCTTACATACGAGTGTCTGACACCAGCCTTGGCGCATTCGGTGGAACTCTCTATGTCGCGCTCCATTTCGAGAAACGTCCTCACCAGCACCTCCTATCCAACGGACTAACCCAAGGCGATCCGTCAGTGCAAAGACCGTTCATCGATGGCCGCCATTCAAAAGCGATAAGCGCCTCTTGATTCAGTGACAATAAAACCCTTGGATCGAACATGTAGCCGTCGGTGGAATAGATATATGGGAACTGCACCGTATCGAATTCGTTGTGAACCTCAAGCAAGTACGGAGATTCGCGGGGGTAAAGTGGGTTATCAATTATTTCGATTTGCAGTCCGTACTCTGCTGCGAGTCTGAGAGTGGTAGAGGCAACGAGTCCGAACACCTCGGGGGTAAGCTCATGCTCCAATACGGGAGATACCCGATATCGTCTGCTGGTAGGCAGATTGAAAAGTTCGTCGGCAACGAAAGATTGAAATCGTGGAAGGTCAATAGTTCCGTCTGGCCGTTGTAGACCAAAAGAGCACTCGGCTCTGTGGCATCGCTCGTTTCGAATACAAGGACCGTTACAAATGTGAACCCTAATATTTGCGGTACGTGGATCTTGAAAGAAAGTTTCGAGACATCGGCGTTGATTGCCGAAAGTTTTTCCAGCAAGGTAGCCAATGTTGATTTCTGTTGCATCTTCTAGTTCCTCCAAATATTTTTCGCACGGAAAATCCTCGTGCATGATTCCGAGTAAATCGAGCGACACGACCTTTTTCCCGGCGTCAGGAGATTGGTCGGAGCCGCAAGCGGAGAGGAGAAAGGCGAGGAGGAGTTTTTTCATCGCTCACGCCCCCAACAGCAAAGGCCAAAGTTTCTTATCATCCTTCTGTCTTAAATATGCGATGTGCGATAGGTGATCGTAGTTAGCAATTAATTCTGGGGGTCCAGCCAGTTTTGGCAGAATACTAACTCCATCAAGCTTTAATGGTGCGCGGGAATCGAAATGGCCAACCCTAACTCCTGTATGCGCAAAAGTAAGACTGAGCGAGAGATGGTCGTAAGCGCTGATTGCAACACCAAGAGGGGGGTCTCGAAACAACGCCTTGTATTGAAATATCAATCTAGAAATTTCCTCGGTTAGCTTCCTGTTTATGTCGATGCGTAACGAATCTAGCTCTATGGCCGATTGCTCCGGTGTTAAATCTTCACTCATTTCTCTTACTCCTCTCCCAGTTTACATTCACAGGTCGGACACTTCTGCCCTTTAACTCGGATACCTAGCGGCAGTTCCAGCTTGATATTAGAGCAACAGTTCAGACACATTGTTTCGACCTTGTAAGTTCGAATTTTAACAACTGGCCTGTTGCTTGCCACCGACTCCACAATCTTTAATTCTAGTGCGCTTTTCTCCTCACTCACTTCTCGCCCTCCTGCTGCTTGTTACGCCACGAATCGGCGTCTTTACATGTTGCAAAATGAGAGACATAACCCTTTAGGTTGGGATACGATTTTGCCTTATCCACTTTCTGAGTATGGCCGTCGAGGGTTACGAGAACATCGCCCTGATCCATCTCGTCGTGGTAAAGCTCATCAGGATCGCAAGGCATGTTCTTGCCCGTCTTGGTCTTTACCCAAACAATTTCCGAGTCACAACTTCGACACCTACTCATCTCAGCACTCCCCCTGCTTACATTCCCGTATCGTCACCTTCTCCACCTTCACCCCATTCCCGATCTCCGGCCACTGATGCCGAGCACAACCGGAAAGCAAAGCGCTTACTAACAGCAACGCGCTGACCAAAAACACAAAGGTTAAAATCATGCCGGTATAGTCTGGCTCATTCTCTGGATCGCGGCCCCATTCGTTGCTCATTCCTGCACCTCCACGGATACGATCTTCACGCGCACCATTTTGCACCGTTCATATAGCCTATAGAGTTCTCTCATTGCGGCTTTGTGGAGAGGGTTAACATGATCAAACTCCTCATTGAATTCATCACGAAACATTAATCGCATCCGAGCGTCCATGGCCTGGTGTTCGTATGGTTCTCCTATTGAGGAATCAAAATCGCGCTCCCTATATAAAATCGAATCATCTATCGAACCGTCAGGGTATTGCATGGCGTAAATTCTGCTCATTTTGACGCCTCCAAAACCGCGCGAAATGCACCGATAAGCTTCTCCTTATCGGCTTCGGAAATGCTCATAGCATTAATCTCTTCGATTACTTTTTGTTTTGGTGTAAGATCCTTTTCTTGTTCTGCTTGATATCGCTGGTCGAATATCTTGACGCGACCGGCTTCGATTTCATCAATCAACCACTCACGAAAAGAGAAAGCATAGTAGGCGTCTTCAAACCTTCGGATTATGGAACTATCAGCAGAAATATCCGTAGGCTCGTAGATCGTCGCGACACAGGCCACCGGCGCATCTTCCGGGCATATCATTTGGCCCCCGTCGTTAAACAAAACTAGGCTTCCCTTTTGCACATCGACCGTTTCAAAGCTCATTCTTCCCCCTTCCCAAAAAGTGATTCAACTTCTTCCGTGAACTCATCGAGAATCTTTTTGCGCCGAGTGACATATTTCATCGGCCCCCCGTCGTAGTGGATCGCCCAGTGAAGCGAGGGAATATCCCCGCCCTTAAATGTATCTTTCCCCGTGTTCGTTTTAGCTGCCGCATCAAGCCAAAGCCTCCGCACGTTCGGCGTCATCATCGAGGCGATTTTCTTGACCCACGCTCTGTTTTTCGCTACTGGCCAGCCTTGATAAATGCGCCGGAAGTCTTTCTCGTTGTCGATCCAAAACCGAGAATACCCTGCTTTAATGACGCTATATGCGGCCTTATCTTGCTCGCGGTTCCAACTCGTGATCGCATGAAGTGGAGTAAGCTTCTTTAGAGAACTTGATGCTTCGGCAAAGGTCGTCAAGGATCCCCAAGCACAAAACAACGCGCCCTGATGGAGCGCATACCAGAGAGCGTGAATCGTTTGTTTGGGAATACCAGCTCCATACGGCTTCTTTGCCCCTTGATAGAGCGGTATCGAAACCTTGAAGCCATCTTTCTCGAAAGCTTTAAAGACCTTTTCCGCGAGCTTCATTTCGCCGCGAGGCCAACCGATAGAGATTCCCACAATCTCGACACGCTTCTGTAAGTGCATCACAAGTGCGTAAATCAGCGCGTGGATATCGTCTGTTTCTGAGGCGTGAATATCTGTGTCTATCCAGCATTTATTGACCACTAAGCTCTCCCAGTTATGTAATTAAGAATTATTTGCTGCGTATCCACCGCCGTGTAGGACAAGTACACCGCATGCATTTGGTCCCTAAGTAACTGCGCTATTCTAAGTTGCTCAAAGGTCGGCTTCTCCCCTTCTCTCTTTTGCTCGATGTAAAGGCCAATAAAACCGCACCGCGCCACAGGTAAGCAGATATCGGGAACGCCCTTAAGCACCCCGCCGCGCTTAACCGCTCGCTGTGCCTTCCATCCTCGCTTACCCTCGTTCATGACGTGGTGCAGTAGTTCTAATTCTGGGTAAGTCCCAACAACAACATCGCGCCAATCAAAGATTGCCTCCATTGTTTGGGCTTCGGTGGGTGTCGGGAACTGAACTACTTTAGACATTTGTCACCTCTACCTTTGTAATTTGCGCCCACGTAGAAGACTTACGAATCCGCGACACCGTCGCTTCCGAAACTCCATAGCGCGCCGCGATATCCTTCGCTCTTTCTTTCGCTTGCAGAGCTTTCATAATCTCACGCACAAACGACTGAGTGAGCTTGCTGCCGGTATGAGACTCTCCGCGCTGGCTCATTGAATTACCCCGCTTGCATCAACCGACTTGTTGGACTCTGCAACCCTTGCTATTCGCCCCGTGAGAGTAATTAGCTCCCTTGCTCTCTGCTCTAACTTCTCCAACTGCTTACGAGTCTTCACGGCCTCGCTGCACGCCGCTATAGAAGCGATAGACGCGAAGAGAGAGAACAGAATCGCTAATACTGATAAAAACAACGCTAAGAATTCAATCATGAGCCCTCCATAAATCTTCTGGATATCTTGCTGTCTCTTTGTCGATTTCGATCTTCACAAGCATGCGCGTGGTCGAAAGTAGGTTCGATTCCACCTTGCGCTTTATCTGCTGCAAACCTTTCTTAAGCGAGTGAAGGGTCTGATGATGATCGTTTAGCTGCTCCTCTGAGAGAGTTGACAAGACAACCTTTTCAGACGCCAGCACCGCCGCCGCGTTGCTAAAATGCCTCACCCAAAACTCAAATCTTGATGCGTCCACTAGGCGGCCTCCTTCTGTAACCCGTGAATTTCTCTAAGCTCGAAAAAGCCCTTGAACTCTGGGCATTGAGAAATAAGCAGTCGAACGTAGTAACTCGTGTAATTGTTGTTTACCTTGAACTCCGTCCCACTCGCTTCTTCGCCGAAATCGCACTCCCACCGTACGCGTTCCATGATCGCTTTTGCGCCGATTTTTTTGTTGTGCGCTTTTGCGTATGCCGCGAACCTCTTGAAGTAGGTCCAGACTCTCGGATTGCCCATAAAATACTCCTCGAATCGCGCCCAGGTTTCAGCGTCGATGCTGCCGAGTAAGGCTGAATTTTCTTTCAAATAGCGTAGTGCGTATAGCTTTTCGCTCATTGAATCACCTTCACGTTTGAAATAAGGTTTTTAATAGCCGGGCCTATAGCGAGCGCTGAGGCAACTTTGTGAGTTTCTGCGTGCTCCGATTCCGACTCTAGCGCCAAGAGAAAGTCCTTTCGGGCAAATGAAAACTCGGGTGCCTCTGGATCGAGACTACTCAATCGAGCCTGTCCAAGACTTTTTATAGCTCTAAGGCAGGGTAACGCTTGAGACTCCGGAACTCCCATTTTTATCAAATGTTCAGCACTTGCCTGGATCGCAATAGGCCGCCCATTGTTGTAATTCGAGAGAGCCGCCGCCCGTAGTGCAATAGGCCAAAGCTGATCGGGTGAGAGCTCCCCGCGCCGCGATTTCAGAATGGCTTCACATCGCTGAATAATATCCGCTGGAACCGGCGCAAATTTACCAGTGCGAAGGTAGTCGACTAGCGCCGCCTGAACGTCCGTAGCCTCGTACTCCGCAAGCAAACTAGCCCACAGTGGAACCGTCGCCTCGGTTGGCTGAAAGGATCTGAATGCTTCCGTCATCACTTTCAAAAATTGAAGTACCTGTTCTTTCGTCATGGCTCTTACCCTCTAAAATTTCCCAGTTCTTTTTTCGCTGTTCCTCTGCGCTTAACTTGCCACCCATTCGACCGGGCGGATCCGGGGCGAAAAGCCCCACCCAACCCTTCCCAATGCTGTGATTCACCGCCCTAATAAACTCATCGGGCGAGCTTTTATAGTTTTCAATTTGAGCTTGTAAGCTTCTGGCCGTGAGTGGCTTTCTAATCTCCGAGCGGTACTCAAGCCACTTGCGCATCGCGTAACATGCAGTACTGTTCCATTCGTTCGGAAACTGTAGCTCTTGAAATCGATCTTCGATTGATTTTGATTTTTTTGGCTTAGTCGATTCGACCGCCGCCCCCGATAAGGGGGCATCGATGCTTTCTTTTCTATTATTAGTAGATGTAGATGTAGATGTAGATGAAGGGGTTGGATTTTGGTTAACCCCAGTGGTTGGATTTTGCTTAAGCAAATTAGGGTTGCCGCCGCTCTTCCCCGCTTTTATTCGTTCCTGGCGGATGTACTCATCTCTCACCATCCGACGCGAGTAGATCGCCCCGTCGCTCTCCCTACGGCTTGCCACCCCACTACTTAGGAGGGTGGTTAAGGTGGTGGTTAGAATTTGCTTATCCAAACCGAGCGAGCGAGCAATTTCGTCGTCGGTCATAGCGCGGCCATTAAGTAGCAAAACTCCGCGCTCTGAAGAGAAGTGCATTACACACAACATCTCAAACCAAACACCGCGATCAAAAAAACCAAGCGCCCTAATACCGGGATCACTTTGCCAATCTGCGGGGTAGAACTGCATGGCCGGTAAGCGACTCATTTGCACCTCGCCTTAAGCCACTCATTTTTTTTATTGATTTTCTTGCGCTGAAAGAGCGCCTTGAGTAGAATTTTCAGTATGTCGAACATGAGCTGCAATCTCATGGAATCTCGGCTGAATCGGCTCCCACCATGGGGGCCTTTTCTTTACCAAGCGCCAGCCTCAGCCAGCCTAGCTATTCACTTGTACAACGACCCCGATCATACCGCAATCAGTTTTTTTGCTATTCGTCTGCAAAGTTCGCGGTCGAACTTCGCCCACGACATAAAAACAGGGAGGTGGTATAATCCACCCCCCTTTTTTCATACAATCGTTTTATTCAAAGAACACCCCGAACCACCCTAGAAAAAAGCCAAAAGTCGTAAACATGAAAACCGCTAAAACCGCTGGCATAGAGCCTCCGTTAAATTAAGTTTTGAGCCACAAAAACAACGAAATAGAACGAACTACCGTACAGAAAATACTTCATCATCTCTTGCATAAGTCCCCCCTTATTCGATTGTTGAAGCGCCGCCGGTGTCTACGTTCGTGACGTTCGACGCTGCATTTCTTGAAAGCAAATTAGAGAAGAAGCCGGGCTTCATTGCCCTCTTCGTGAACTCTCTCTCCTGCTCCAATCGCATTATTGTGTGCGCGGTCTTTTTATCGGGTGAGGCTTTCCCGTTTTGGATTAATCCGTTCATCCCGTCGAGCATCGCCCTGATACCCTCCGGTGAACCGGACAGGCTCGCTTGCTCACTGCCGACATTCAACACTGCACCGCAACCAGACGAGAGGACGGCAACCAGTACACCTAGTACAACCATCTGCTTTCTCATATCAACCTTTTTCATAACCTAACGGCCATAAGCACCGTAGGATCGGAGGCTCCGCAGAACCTCCTGTCCTACCCTACTTAGTAAGAGCCTTTACCAATCGCGTAATCATGCGGTCGCGCTGCCTTTGGTCGGCACTCACCGCGCACTTTCTAAGTTTCAAAATCATGGCCCTAGCAACTATCTTTGAATCAACCTGTTTCATTTTATTCCTCCCCAATCATTGCGCCGTCCCACTGCGCTGCGTTTCTTATTCCGTCGATAATTCCCGTCTGCTGCCGAAAGCGAAGATCCAGCACATAGAGCGCTTTCAACAAATCGCTCCGCTCCATCATCGGCGCGATCATGTGGTGCTTTCTTTGCGGATCAACCTCAAAGCTCTTGCCGTCCAAGTCGCTGGCGATCATTGAGAGCAATACGCGCTCTCTCTGCTTCGCGTACGCGCTTGATGCTGCGTCCCACACCTTCGGAACCACCCAACCGCCGAATGTCATCAGCAAGAGCGCCGCAACCGCAACCGCCCCACCCTTACCTCTTCTGCTCTCCGTTTCTTCGCTCATTTTTGCCTCCATAAACCTACTTAAATTGCACCGAAATATTCTTTCTAAGTTCGACGCCAGGGATACTAGCGCCACTTTTCAGATCTTCCTTGAGTAGTTTTTTGTTGGGTTCCCAATACAAAACTTCACGCATATAAAGAGACGGGATTTTATTTTCATCGGTCACTTCCACCGCCTCCGAATCGCGGTAAGAAATGACGTGTACTCCATTCCCCCACTTCTCCCCTTTCAATACCTGGCTGACGTACCACTTAAGCCCCTCGATGCGCTTCTCGTTGTGCGCCGCCCTCGCCTTCAGTCGCTTCGCCTCTGCTTCGCATGCGTCAGCCTCCGCGCTTAGGTTCTTGGCGACTGCAACGATTGCTGCAAGCTTCGCCTCGCGTTCGATTTGTAGCGCATCAAGGCGCTCTTTAATGCTCTCTGGCGTCTCGCCTGTCTCTTCTGCCGCATCAAGAAACTCAAGCTCTTGAGCAATCGCATGGTCGATCTCATATAACTTCATGATCTGTACCCTCCAGCATTTTCGTTACTCGCTTCTTAGCTTTTTCGAGGGGAGTTTCCTCACGCTCTACTTTCTGCGTCTCCCCTACTGGCTCGACTTGTGCCGCAACCGCTGCCGCTTGCGCTTTGGTCGCCTCAATTTCTTCGAGCGTTGTTTTGTACGGGGCCAACTTCTCAATCTCTCTCGGCTCAAGCTCTTTCTTCACGCACCACGCGCCGAGCTCCTGAACGTACTCACCGCGCTTGCTCATGAATAAAGTCTGCTCTTTCGTTGGCGCTTCGATGAGATAAAAGGTCGGTTCTACGGGCTTCAGAGGCTCAACAACTACCGCCGATTCTTCTATGGGCTTGGCTTCTGGCTGATACTCCGCGTCCGTATATAATCCGCCCAATTGCTGCGGAAAACCCTTTCTGAGTCCTACCGATTCGGCGCATTTGTTGATCATAACTCGGCGCATCGTCTTCCAGTTGCCGTGACCTTTATCGTACTCGGAAAGCATCGCCACGCCCTCAATTGGGAGCTTGCGATCCTTCCTATGTACCCGCGCCCACGCTCCGATGAAATCGTTGCCGGGGTAGGTTGCAGAAAGGTACTCTCCCCCCTTCCCTACCAAGCCGCTTTCAATCCCATCATACTCAGGGTGCGAATTTGCTATCGCATGGAACCCGTTGATCCCGGTCATCATCTGGACTCGACCATTGACTTTGATGAACCAGATCTCGCGCTTAAAGGGATTCAGCCCGGTCGCCTTGCAAAACCCGATAAACATAGCGAACTCACTATCCGTCGCCCCTATCGCTACCGTCTCGCGAATCGTTTGCAGTACTTTTTTGTCTTCGTAGTTCACAATCTCGTTCATTATCTGCTCCTTAAAAAATCTGATTCTCTCGCTTCCATATCTTTCTGCTCTGCTTCCATCGCCGCCTCGCACTCTTCGCAGTAGTAGCCCTCGGTGGGCCAGAGCTTCACCAGGCTTGAGCCAGCAAAGAACCTCTTGCACCCTTCGCACCTTGCGCCATCTGCGTAGAGCTCAAGCTCTAGCTCCAGTCTATGTATTTCTGCTTCCTCGTTTTCCATAAGCTCCTCGTTTGCAATCTACTTCCCGAACAAGTATACTGAACTTATCGTGTAGACGTCAAGTATACTGAATAGGATTCTTTAAGATGGACAAACATTTTTGCCTTGGATGTAAAACGGAGTTAGAAGAGGGCCGGTTTAGAGGAGCTGGCAAACCGGTTGTTGAGTGTCGGGACGGCGTTTGGGGGACTCGTTATCAGCGTTACTGCGAGGGCCAGCGGGGTAGGATTGACCCCAAAAAGCTATTAATTTGCAAGAATTGTGAGGGCTCTGATTCTGCGATCGCTCAAGCACTGCGATCTTTTAACGGCATGAAAGTTCGACATAAAAGAATCACAAAGTCACGCTTACCCTATTCTTTCTTTGAGTTTTGGGAGTGGCTTAAGAAGACAAAATTTGAGTCTATGTATAGGAAGTATAGTAAGTGTGCCCCTATGAATAGGAATATAATCAAACCAACGATCGACAGGATCGATGGCTGGATGGGATACGAGCTCGCTAACCTACAGGTAATAACGCACTCAGAGAATTCCTCAAAGGGTGATAGAACAGCAATCGGTAGAAGGGAAAGAACTATGTTATTTTTTAAGACACTTCGCAATAAACTTAACCTCACTAAGTACGAGATGGCTCGCCACTTAGACATACTCCCGCAAAGTTACTACTACTATGAAGAAAAGGCCCGTGGGTGTTCTTTCGAGATCCTCTCATTGATTCGAAAAAAACTTGAGATTTCTTGGGAGGAAATAGGCCAGCTAATAGACAAGGACGTTCAAAAGGGAATCTCTGAAAAAAGGAAAAACAAATGAAAACATCAGATGCGAAAGTCTTAGATTTGCTTACGACGCGCTAACCCTTGTCCACACAAGAGACGACGCCCTAGCGATGATCGTTGAGGCTCCGCTTGCAACGGTTATCGATGCGGCAGGTCCAGGCTCAAACTTGGCCGATCCCGCTGTGTAAACCGTGAGAGTTGTGCCTAGTAAATTCGTGATATACATCACGCACCCAACGGGCCATGCATCCGATGGTGTTACGCCGCCGCTCCCTGCTGTGACTACGGTATAAAGCTTATTGATCGGCGTTGCGGTCCCTTGGCTAACTCCCGCCGCTGTTACCGTTGCTTCTACCGACTGGCGATAGGCTCGATTATCGCGAGAGAGCACAATATCACCGCCGTTAGAGCCGTCCTGAGTGATATCCCCTGAGCTAGTGCCTATCGTCCATTGAGCGCTTCCCGCTGGGCTTGCAAGCGTTAAATCCTGCCCCGTGTCTGCCGAGATTTTCCGAGTGAAAGATTGAGAGAACGCAAGGGCCGCGCTACCAAGCGCAAAGGTGTTGTTGGTTGCCGGTCGAATGTTCTCGTACTTTCCAGCAAGAATAAAAACTGTGCCGTTATGTACTACCTCGACGAGATCATACTGCTGAATTGCAAAAGCCTCCGGGTCGGTCCCGTTGGCTGTGCCGTCGTTTTTCTTTATGCCGACTGCCCCCACTCCATTTACATTTAAAGTCACCGCACCGGAAGAATTACCCGCGTTAGCAAAGAAAAAGAATCTTTGCCCCGCTGCGTAGGCTGTGACCGCTGGCGAAAGCGTTAGAGTGTAAGCCGTTGCCGTCCCGCCGCCGGTCGCGTAAACCGGGCTTGAATCCTGGACCTGAGAATATCGAGCGTAGTCAGTGCGAGCCGAGGCCACGGCAACATTTGTGTGTTTAAACCCGGCCATCGGCAAATTCGCGGTAGGCGACTGCTGCCCGTCTTTTACGAGGCAAGAAGAGAGCGCCGTTGCGATATCTTGATCGTGCAGGTCGTGCCGAGTATCAACAATCTTGTATCCGTTAGCGTTATCCTGCGCCCATACGGTTGAACCCGTGTAGGTTCCATTGTCGCGTGAATATGTTCCTGAACCGTTAAATGGCATCTCTATACCTCGATATACTTTTTAACTTTTGGCACGTAGTTTCTTGTCTCTTCCGGCAAATACTTCGCGACCTCTTCCCAGTCCATAGAGCCAGCTTTTGCAATCGCTGCTTTCACTTTTGGGCTTCCTGCGTTGTATGCAGCTAAAGCAAGTTCTAGGTTTCCACCGAAGCGCTTGATTTCTTCTTTCAAGAGAGCAACGCCGCCGCGAATGTTATCAGCCGGGTCGAACGGGTCTTTTACGCCAAGAGACTTTTGCATCGCTGGCATAATTTGCATAAGCCCTTGAGCACCTGCTCCGCTTTGCGCTCTCGGATCGCCGTTGCTCTCTGCCCTAATGACGGCCTTTGTAAGCTTTGCCATCTCAGGAGAGCCCGCCGTTTTCTCAATAATCGCGGAAATATCCTGCTGCTCTACCTTCGGTGCTTTTATGTCTTCCATCTGTACTCCCTCTTTTTTGCCCTTCGGGCTTGATGCTCCACCGATCCCGCCAAGAAAACCGCCGAGTGGAGATGCGGCCATTAAGCCTCTTCCCGCCTGTCCAATTTTTGGAGCAACTGACTGAAGACCCTTACCAAGAGCCATGCGCGAACCGGGCCGCCCCGCTAGGTTTATAGCCGCCCCCGTGGCGAGCCCTAACGCCCCACCGCCCGAACCCCCGACAAGGCCACCTATGACCGTTGGGGTTGTGAGCATCCCCCCGGAAGTTCTGAGCGCTCCCACTATCCCCTTTACCGCATCCGAGCCCTGTTCCTGTCCAAGCCGTCGCGTGAGTAGAGTTTGAACCTCTAGATGTTCTCCCATCTTCGCGTTAAGGGCCTTAACCTTCGCAGCCATTTCTGGCGACTTTGTGGCGAATGCTGCGCCCCTCTCGATTCCGTCCTTAAGGTCTTCTGCAAGAGCCCTCGCCAGTTCTTGTTTTGCCTTTCCATTCTCGGAATAAACCGAGCGATAAAGGGACCGCTTCACTTCCTGCATTTTAGAGAGAGAGCCATCAAGAGCATCTCCGATAGCAAGCTGAGCCTCTGCAAACTCTTTTTCGAGAGCCTTTTTCTCTAGTGGATTTGCTCTCGCAAGAAACTGTTTTGCTTTTGAAAAGGTTGGCTCAATTCTGACACCCGACTGTGTCGCAACCGAATCGGCATCGGCCAAAACTTTTGCCAAAGCGTCGTCATACGAATCGATCCGCGAAGTGTTCGCTAAAAGCATATCCTCGGCTGAACTAGCCCCCGACTTGGTAAAGGTTCCATCATCGATCACATTCTGAATTGACTGCATCAGCTTGGTACTTTTCCCGCCCTCGGCTGTATCAATGAGCCCTTTGTACTTAGCCGACATTTTAAAATCTGTCTTTGTTGCTCCTAAAGCCCCTGCTTTGAGCCTTTGCCCCGCATCGTCTGCAACAGTTCCGGCTCCCTTTAGAAACTTACCAGCGCCAGCAATAGCGCCTGAAGCTAAGCCCCCGACAGCGCCGCCCATTGCCGCGCCCTTCGCCCTTTCTGCCGCCCCGCCCTCTGCCTTGCCAAAGCCATACAAACCACCAAGACCCGCGCCGAGTTTCATAGCCCCCGCTATGCTCGAAGGAGCTCCACCGATAAACGCCGTTGGAATATTCCCCGCGATTTCAGCTGCGGTTGACGCGATCGGATTCTGCTCTTCAAACTGCTTTTGTGGGCCTCGTCTTGCCTCCAGTGCCGCGTCGTACTGCTGACCTATCGAGATATCTTTATTACGCCCACGCAACATGTCCCCAACGTAATTGGTCCCTGCATCCAACCCAGCAACGATCTCATCACCGAGGCCGAAAGTTAATCCCTGAGTTGCCGAGGTTAGAACCCCTTGCGCCTTTTCGCCCGGAGAGCCGCCACCATACATTTTTGAATACTCAGCACGGGAAATAGGGGTAGGCTCTTCCTGCCCGCCGTAAAGCTTTGCATACTCTGCCCGCGTGATAGGAGTAACTTCATCCATTAGTCGATAAACCTGAATTTCTTACCATCTGGCGCCGTTATCACATCCCCGCCGCTATTTGCTTGAGACTGCGTCCCGCTGAAAATTTCAGGCATTACCTCCCGTTTGTACTTGTCCCACGCTTGTTGTGCTCCGACATCGGTTCCCCTGTCTTCTACGTACGATTCGACGAAGTCCGCATATTGCTGCTCTATTTGCGCCGCTTGCTGAATCTTTCGTATCAGTGCGGAGTTTTGCTCTGGTGTCTTATCGCTACCGGGCGCGGCTGCAAAAAACTGCTTACTTTCAAAGTCTGACATCGCGCCCATGCCCGGAACCTTTTGCGCCCGCAATGCGTCAGGTTTTATGGAGTTCAGAAGCGTTGTAGATGCGGCCTTGTTTGCCTGATCGGAGGATACCAAACCAGCAAGAGACGCGAGCGTGTCGCTAGATCCCGGGCCGGTTCTTCCTGCCCCCGATAGCCCCTCGCTTGCCGTTCTTGCCATAGACTCAAGCGTTGCCGCCTTTTCCCGAGACGCCTCGATTGCCTTATAAGTCCGAGTCATCTTCTTTCGTTCTATATCCATCTGCTTGTCTGCCGCTGCCGATGCTTGGACGGAGGGAACGCCGCTTTCTACCAACTGATTAAATATCTGTAGGTGCTTGTTGGTGAGACTTCCAGGTTGTGCACCAGAGGCCGACTCTTGAGCTATCGGCATTTTTTGCCCGGACCTTTTAACCTCGTATCTACCGTTAGCCGTGGGCTCTATGCTGACATCCCCAGCAAGCTCCGAAAGCCGAGGATTTTCAAACGTCGCCTTAGTTTTTGCCAACGCAACAGCTTTGCTCAGTTCTCTAGCCTCGTTCTCTTGGTCCCTTTGCTGAGAAACTTGGTCATAAGCTAAAAAGCCTTTGTAAGGGGCCATTTCTGGACTCGATGCAAGCTGTTCCCTTTGATCCTGTGGCGCTTGATAGAAACCGCGAAGAGCATCAGCCTCTTTACCGTACTGCGATTCTACGCGGGATCGGCCTATGCCCGTCCCCAACCCGGACAATAAGCCCTGAAGCGCCACCGCCCCAAGGTTGTCCCCAAACGAAGCCCCCTGAACGACCGGACTCGTAGCCGCTACACCGCGACCGATAGAGTAGAAAGGGTCTTCGCTTTCAAGTTGATTTTTCCGTCCAACTAAAGCCTGAAGTAATTCCTCGTAAGCCATTAGTAGCCCCTCCACTTAAAAGGAGCGCCGCCGCTGTTCGACTGCTTACGCGGGTAGCTTAAATCCGTGGCGCTGCGCGTGATTGCGTTGCTCTGCATTGGCTGTTGCGCCGGCGCAAATGCGGGCTGCGCTGTCGGCGGTCCCGATGGTTTAGGCGGTCTTCCGAGTTGGTTATTGTCTCTCGCAATCGCTGCGTCTCTTTCGGCGTTCACAAGGGCAATCCTATCTGCCGTGCTCATAGTGCCAGCACCCTGCATTGCAAGGCCCTTTTCCTGTAGCGCCCTGTCTGCCGCGTTTTGCCCGCCCTGCCACTCGTTTTGCTTCGTCTGTAGTACATTTCCAGTTGCCGCGCCGAACATGTCGATATTCGGCACGTCGATGTTTGATCGGGCTTGGAAGTTCGGATTGACGACGCCTTGACGGCTACCGAGGATATTAGACAGCTCGGTGTAGGGTCTGTCGCGTTGTAGTATGTTTTCGTCGATACTTCTTCCTCTCGCGTCTTGGCTCATCGAGTAAGAGCGCTGCATCTCTTCGCCACCCATGCCAATTGCGCCGAGTTGCGCCCCGCGCCTTGCGTCTTCCTGCTGCCGTGAAAGAGAAAGCTTTTCTTGCTCTGCCCATTTGCTGTTAGGGTCAATCCCTCTATCGGCCATGCTTTGCGCCATGTCGGCTGATTGCTTCGAAAATCTGTCAGCATTTAACTCCTCAAAGCGCCCTGAGATTTGATCTTCTATGCGCCGCCTGTCAGCCGAAAAGTCGATATTGCGCGGGTCGTTGCCGATACCATCTAAAGAAAAAGGAGAGGAATAGGACGACTCAACACCCCCAAGTTGCCTTTGAGCAAGATCGCCCATTCCGATGTCTAGCCCTTGCTGTTGGTCTAGGATCTGCTGTTGCTCTGGGCTTAAACTTGTACGCTGAACCATTCGCCCGTCTGGCCCAACTTCGAAAGTCTGTGAGCCGTAAGGGTTGAATTCATTAGGTCGATTAAAATCGTCCTGCCGCCCCATCACGCCGATATTGTAAGCGTCTTGCGTTTCCGCCCCGTGAGGCAAGGAATTAAAAGCCCCCGCTGGAACATTGAATCCATTCTGATAATTTGAATCCGCCCACTGCTGCCCGGAGGCATTGAGTCGGTTATCGAATCCACTCTGCCCAGGCTTAGCAAAAAGCCCCTTCATTCCCTGAATCTTCTCCTTCGTGCCAGAAAGTCGCCCCTGTAGCGCTTCAACATTAGCGCCGGGTGCTTCCATCTTTGATTTAATCGCCTTTTTCCGCGCTACTAATTCGTCTAAAGTTTTAGCCATTAGATGTAATTCCCCGGTTCAAAAATAATCTGCGTTGCATTAAGCGCCCATGAGACGCCGTTAAAATCACCCTGAAGCCGCAAGGCTCCGCAACGTCCAAGCCCGCTGATTCCATACCAGTCATCTGCGCTTACCTCATCGCCCTCGGACCATGACGACGTATTCCAAGGCGCGGTATTCCACTCACTGCCTGTTGCGCCGGAAGTTGTGACCGTTCCCGTCAATGTTTGATTTGAGAAATCCACATCCATTCCAATTGCAAAGGAAATTTGTGGGCTTCCGGTGAGGATGGGCCTTGCCATGAGAAACCGCTTCTTGCGGCTTCTGTCCCCATAATAGCTAAAGGCTTGCTTTATGTAGCCCTCGATATTGGACCCGTTGTCGTCTTGAGAAGAGTCGGCTTCATACACCGTACCGCCAGAGGTGGCACCAAAATAAAGCTTGTCGTTATGAATCGCCCAGCAAGCCGCGTTCTGCCCTTGGAACTGCGCCCAAGCGCCGGTCATGAGGTTCATGATATATTGCTCCGATCTCCCGCCCTCTACCATCGGCAAGTTGATTAGAGCGTAGTTACCACGGGAATAAACGACCCCCTGCCATCCAAAATTCGTTGAGTAGGACGATGCGGAATCGTTGAAAGCTTTTTGAATCTTATCACTAACCGTGGTGTACGTTTGTGCATCAGTCGCCCCGACAACGCGAGAAAGGGGAATAACGCCGCGAGTCGTAAGAATGCAGAGGTCGCCATCAAGATGAAAGAATGACCGCCTACCAAGAGGAGGGGGCAGAAAGTACCTACCGACAAGAGCCCACGGCGTTGCGGTATCACCGGGATAAGAACCTTGATAAACTAGAACCTCGCCCATAGAGGAACAGGCAACAAAGAACTCTGCGACGCCAGAAGAGATGTTTCGCGACCATGAGGAAACCCACTGCAGATATCCCCCGCGTGAAAAGATGGAAGCCAAATCCTCTACAGTTACCGCACCCTGAACAGCACCCGTGGCGGTATACCAAAACCGAGTAGTGTTGATTTCAACCAGGTAGATTCTGCTCTTGTACGCCCATGGCTGAACTAAGACGGCATCGTCTGCTAGTCCAGCGTCCGTATACGCCGCGTCGTTGAAAGTCGTTCCATCCCACTTTTTCGGTTGATCAACGCCATTCGCAAAAACTATGTAGTTAGCACCCGATGCTCGAAAGTTTGTCGTTTGCCATTTGTTCGAAGTAAAACCGCTTCCAAGCGAAGTACCAGCCGCGCCGAAAGTAGTACAGTCGTATATATTGCCGTTTGCCGCCGACAACAGCTTCTTCGTCCCTGCCGCGCTTGAAAACTCCGCAAGAGTCTCAACTGCTCCGCTTCCCATGGTGTCGGCATGTTCGCGAAAGCCGCGCCTAAGCCGACATACGCTCGTGTCTGGGATTATATTCACAAGCCCGATAGCGTCTGTCTCAGCCATCACATCAAGCGGATCGCGAGCGTTCCAGCCTCCAACGGGGGCCGGTAACGTATAGCTCTGCGCCTCTTCCTGTGCAGCCTCTCTGTACATTAGCCCCCCACGATTCCAGCGAGTTCAGAGTAGATTTTCTTGGCTTTATCAGGGTCGGTAATTTCCACCTCTCCCTTTTTCGACTGATAGAGATTCGCGTCTATGAGAGCCTTTGTAATTTCTTCGCGCTTCTTTTGGTCAATCTTTGTCCAGTCTTGCCCGAACGTGTTTATGTTTCCGTAAACCCCGCTCAAGTCTTTAGCATCAAGGCCCGCGCTCTTGTACTCGTCCCAAGTGCCGTACTTGCCAGCGAACGGCTTACTTGGATCGGTCGGACCCTGATTGAACTGCTCGCGCATCCCCGACACGTAGCCCTGATACCCTTGGTCATCCTGGAATCGTCCCATCAGGTCAGACGTGTGGTCTTTCGCGACATCGCGTGTTGATTTGTGGTCGAACAGCCCTGCCGCTTTTGCAAGCTCAGAGAGTCCACCCGTTGCAATTCCGAGAGTAGCGCGACCACCCCAGCCACCAAGGCCCTCGGTCTTTTCATTGTTAATCAAATCACTCGCGCCCTTGGCTAAGAGAGCGCCGCCAGCCGCAACGCCAGCATAGGGAGCTAGGCTTGCAAGAGAGCCAAGCGAAGAGCCGATGCCGCTTGTTGCCGCACCTCCGGCCTGTGATGCCGCAATAGAACCGGAAGCGCCGGGAAGCGCTTCTGCTCCCGTCGCGACGGCTTCGCCTCCCCCGAGCAAACCACCAAGAAGACCACCGCCTTCAGACCCACCGAAAAGACCGGTACCAATAGACTGCCCACCACTTTGAGCCGCTTGAGCCGCGACAATCATCGCGAGCTGTTCGTAAGGACTAGTCGCCTTTGGGCCTTTCTTTTCCTCTTCTTTCCAATAATAGTCGTTGGTTCCAGCGTCCCATTCCCAGCCCATTACATCCTCCCGTAGCGATTCCCTTGAGGTTGCGCTATCGCTTGCATAAGCGAACTTGCGGAAGTTCCCTCCGGTAATGTCCCTGGAAGAGTTACCATCCCGCCAGGCTGCCCCGCTTGAGATTGCGCCATTTGCGCGGCCTTCATTGCCGCTGCCTTTTGTGCTCTGTCCTTCATGATGTTGCGACCAAGTATCTGTGTTAGGGCTGCATACCTTGGATCCTCGGATGGTCCAGCCTCGGCCTCGGCTTGTGGTGCCCGCATGTTGTCAGTCGGTAGCTGTGGCCCCTCTAGTGGCGTAAAGCTCTGCCCAGGCTGCGCCGCTCCCATCTGCAACCGTCTGTCCATTCCTGCCATTAATCCATTCATAATTAACTCCCTAATCCAGTTTCAGGAACCGAACCCGGTCCTATGTAAAAAGTTCCGACAGGTCGAGCAAGAGAAATGGTCCTTGCTCCCTTCTTCGCGACTATCTCGCGAGATACCGCCGCTTGCGCCTCTCTGCGCCTGTCCTCGTATGCTTGCCCGTTAAGCCGCAAGAATCTCCACTGTGCGCCGAGTTCAACAACCTTTTCGGGCAACACGCAAAAATCATTGTCAGCTATGAAGCCAGTGTATGGAGCTGATATGTAGGTCCAGGTCACACCGCCGTCGCTCACCGAACTGCTCGTGTGGGTCGGTGGAGTCGCGCCAGTTGAGCCGCCTAGCGTCGTCTGGTAGACGTTGCCATTGTAGGAACAGTAAGCATCGGCAATGAATACCGTCGAGGTAGTCCACTCAACAGGAAGCACCGCCGTTTCTGAGAAGTACTCAAAGTAAATTATTTGCCCGTTTTCGCTGACTGTTGGTGTCGGGTTGATCTGAAACTGCGCGGTTGTGTAGCCGTTGATTCTAAACTTCTTTCTGGGCGTGTTCTGAACAAAGCCCCGCGTAAGCCTTTCCCACTCTTGCGAAGTTACCGGGCCGATTAGCTCCCAGTTGTTGGTATCGTCCCACTGTGTTCTGTGGCTCCACTTTGCGAAATCAGACGGGAGAGCGTAGCCACTCGTTGAAGTCGCAAGGGTGATTGCCCCCTCTTTCATCAGCTCCGGCCAATCGTAGGTCATTCGGAGTTCATAAATCTCGCGCTTGAGTAACGCCAGGATTCTCTGAACTAATTGGTCGCTAGATGAGACAACCGCGCCAGGAGGAGATATACCCACCTCATACGCTACGTTTTGGGCCATCGTAAGAATTGACACTACTCACCCCCGCTTGCGGCTTTAGAAATTGCCTCTTCGCGCTTCACTTCTTTATCGAGAGTGATGAGCATGTCTAGTATACGCCCTAGGGCCTTAGCGTGTCGCCCGTGGACCTCAAGATCCAAGAGCATTGGGATAACTTCGCTCAATACCGCCGCTGTAAGATTAACTGTCACGCCCGCGCCCCCTCTTCATATAGTCAGAAATTAAACTTTCAAGTCTTAAAATTGCCTTGGTGTTCTCTTGTATAACCGAGCTAATTAAGAGCTCAGTTCGGCTCTCTTTGCGCACAAAGTAGTAAATCGCCGCGCCAAACAACATGAACGACAAGCCGCTATCTACCAGCCTGAGCCATATCGAAGGAAATATGTTTGGATCTATGCTTCCCGCATCCGCAAACGCTAATGAAATAATTGAAATCACTTTCCCACTCCCATTAATAGACAGGCCCCTTTATTGCCAGTCGACAAAGCAACATCAAACGCCCCGCAATCGACCCCAGAGAGCCCTGCACCGTCGAGAGATGCCGACCTAGGGACGAAGCCCGCAGTGACCCAAGTTGAGAGAGCCGAGGGGGTACAACCGACCGTTGCCGAGGCTGAGTTCATAGCGTTTAGGCAAGTGAGGGCCGCCGCATTTGTAGCGGAAAGACCAATAGAGCCAGCCCATGAAGCAAGGTCGCGAGAGGAGTCCACAAAAGACGGATTTGCGCTTGTGTCGTCCGCGCCTAATGTACCGGTTGACAGCTCTAGATTTACATATCGAACAGAGTCGATCTGGTAGTGACAGTTGCGATTTCCATTTGCCGCGCTAATTAGGTCAGTTACAGAATCATTTCCACCAGAGTCCCAAGCAATCGGACCGTCAGTTCCAGCCGTCAAGTTTACGCAGAGATTAGAGTCGATGCGGGTGAACATACCAGGATGCCCCCCATATGTTTCTCCTAGAGCTATACACGCTTCATCGGTCGTATTAGCAACGTGGGTATTGCGGTAAACATTCGCCGTGATGTTCGCATTGCCAAGAGCAGAAACTATTGTGCCAGACGTTCCGCCGAATGCATCGGGGATAACCAGCACGCCAGTGACGTCAATTGTGACAGCGCCACCCGGCGAACCGAACTGAACACAATCACCCTCGCCAGTTGCGTTTGTTGCGTAGGCGCTCTCGCAGATCAAAGAATCAACAGTGAGAGTAGATTGAACTTGCCAATAATGCGGATTACTACTAGCGGAGTCAGAGTTAAAGCCGTAGTTGTAACCCGGGCCAGTTGGCCCCTGAAGTACGAATGGGGTTCCTGTTCCAGTGCCGAATCGCACAAAGTTGTTCTGGAAGTTTACCCATGTGCCGGTAGTGGCCTCGATTGAGCCATTGAAGACGTTATCTTCTATCGTCCATCCTGCCGGGGTGTAGAACTGAACAACCTTATCAGCAACGTTCCTGAGAAAGTCGCGAGTGCCAGAGGTATAGCCAGAAGCGTTTTCCCACTTGATGGTTTCGCTTTGAGCTGTGGCGGTAAACCAGTTATCAGTGAAAGAAATGTCGGAGGTGGTGGAGATATTATAAGTTCCGCCAATGCCGCCAGTCGTATCGAATCTCGAATTCTGGATTGTGACTGCATTACCCGCTCCAGAGGGAGATGTGCGAATGCATCGATGAGAAGCATCACCACAACGGGTGAAGTCGGCATAGGTTGCGGTTATGAGCCCACCCTGAAGCCAAGGCCCGTTATCACCATCCGTTATGTAAAAATTACCGCCACCCGATTGTGACGACATTGTGACACGAGAACCAGAAGACCCGTTGAGGATTAATCGAGGGCCACTATTGTGACCTGTGCCGATGCGGAATTCATATTGCTGATTAGTTGGGTCAGTGGCATTTGACGCATCAGAAACAAAACCCGTGCCAGCCGCTTGCGTCCAAGTATTTGAAGATGTCGCAAGAGACACACCGCCGCGAGCTGTGAAGGTTCCAGAGTTGACGGAAACGGTACCAGAACCAGACACAGTTACAACGAAGTTTCCCTCTGCCGGGGAATTGCCGACAGTGGTGTTACCGGAAACAGTAACGGCATGTGTGATTGAAGCGGTGTCCCCAATTCCAGGTGACCCACCGCCGCATGATGTCCAGGTTCCCGCCGTCGACCACGCACCCGCCGCATTAGACGCGCAAGCTAAAGCCCACGCATCAAGCGCAAAGAACGCAGAGAAGACAGCGGCCAATAAGCGCATCATTAATCAACCGCCGTATACCCGACAAAGGTGCAGTTGACTTGCGCCGAGGTCGTGACAGGTTGACAGTTCCAAGCCGTGTTGGCCGTGCCACGTAACGCAAAGGGGAGAGCCACCGAACACCCGCCGTTATTCGCCGCCGCCGTGCAAACCAACCGCCGCGTAGCGCCATCTAACACAATGACATCAGTACCAACTGTCGCATCCGAGTTTGTAATAATCACGTTGGTTAGGTAGGTCCTAACGCTTGCGCCCTGCGCTGCGATGATCGAAGTACTCGTTGTGTCGGTGATGTCGGAAGCTGTAACGCCAGAAACCGACCGTCCCACCAAGGCATAGGGAGCCGTTACTTGCCGACCGAAAATATCGATAAGAAACTGCATCGCCAGCCCGGCGGTAAAACCACCAGGGTTAGACGTTGCCGCCACAGAGCCGACAATTACGGGATCGCTGACTGCCGTTTGACCGTGCCCAGCTCCGCCCTCAGAGATAGTAAACTGCTGACCTAGCGAGCTGATTGCAGCTTTGCCGGTCGTCAGATTTGAGCCAACGATGGTTGTCGTCGCCGCGTCATTGCGAATAAACGGATCGTTCTGCGCCCATGCGACAGAACCGACTAGAAGGAAAGCGAGAACAGATAAAATTCTTTTAAGCATCGGGTGATTCCTTTTTCTTTTTCTTTGGCTTACCAGCCGAAATGACCTCATCTGCTACGGTGGTCTCGTATGCGAGCGGGGTGACGGCTTGAACCGCTACACCCGACAGTACGTTGACCTTCGCGGAAAGCTCCGCGAGTAGCGCCTGAGTTCTTTCAAGCTCTGATTTAAGGGTTTTGTTTTCCTGGGCCACACGCATCGCGAAGCTGGAATCTTTAGCTTGAGCAAGGTACGAAATCGCCTTGTCTCTTAGGGTCCGGCCACCCATGCCGAGGTTGGACAGGTGAGAGTCTGAAACAGCTGAAAGCTGCTCAACTGTGTGAATGTTTAATGCCGCAAACTCGGCAATCTGAGAGGCTGAAACCATCGGCCACTCTTTAAGAGGGATACCGTCAACAGGCATCTCGCCCGCAACTTTCCATTCCTGGTATCTAGTATGAAATCTGCGCTTGTCGTTCTCTGTAACCTTGCGCTCTGCTGAATCTTTTGAGCCGGGGATCTGAATCTTGATCCATTCGACGTTATCAAAAACCGACCGCCCCTCGGTTGCCGTCTTCGCTTCGTTCTTTATCGCCTTGAACGAGAACGTCACTAAGAGCCCCTTATCTGCCGGGTCTTCCCTGATAGCGCCGTTCAACCTGTTCTCATACATACCGAAATTCTGTGTTTGCATCGTTTTTAGTCCTCAAAGAATTAAAGGGGAGCGAGTTGCCCCGCCCCCCTAAAGCGTTACGCCGCGACAGCGTCATCCATAAACGGATGATCAAGTTCAATTTCAGCAAGCCCAGTGGAAGGAGTATCGATTGCCGATGCTCCCTTCATGTTCTTGATGCGGTCCCCCGCGACCACAGCATCATCGATGCTGCCAGCCGTGGCCGTTGCGTAGCAGTTGGCGTTATCAGCAAATGCAGCGAGTACTTTAGCTACCCCCTTGCCCTTAATCTGATACCATCCAAAAGTGCTTGCGACAGTTGCGGCCATGGCGATAGCCACGGGGCCGATCGCATTAGCTGCGAGAAGCGCCGTAGAGCCGTCGTCCATATTGTAAGTAACCACTGAGCCCAACACCGTTGATGCCACGCCTTTGAGGTAGATAAACTCTCCCTCTCCGTATGCGGTTGTCGCCGTGTCGTAAGCGCTCCGAATCGTCCCCAACGGGTGACGCTGCGTGGTGCTTATTTCAGTGATAGGCTGTAAGCCTAGCGTTTGGTCTGTGAAAACAAATGCACTCATATTCAGCCCTCCTTATTCTTTTAAAACGCCCTGAAGTGAGCAGTTCGAAGCGGTCATATTTCCCGCCCAGCCGATCAACTTCACATGTGCGTCCTGGTTTGTTGCATACCGATCAGGCGACAGGGGAACCATGTTCCGCGCCGAGTGTGGTCGGTAGTGGATGTACTTGGTGTTGAGGAAGTAAGCATGGGATGCAGGACATCCGCCGCCATTTCCACCGTCAAGCACTACATCAGCATCCATGAATTTCACGGATGTGAAACCGAGCGATCCCATCTTGTCATTGCTGATTCGTTGAATGTTCTGCAACGAAGCCATGAAGAAGCCCCAGTAGACGTTGTCTACGAGGATGAGATCAGGTCGGTCCTGCCCTCGAACTACCTCAGCGTACATACGATTAAAGTATGTCTGAATGTTCGCCGCAGTTGTTGCCGCGCCGCCGTCAGACGTTGCGTCAAACACCTGATTCTGCCAGAAAGACCAAGTTGCGCGATCGATTCCCCCGACAGTGCCGGAAGTTGGAGCATCAGCAACTAAGAGCTGAAGTCCACCAATCTGCTTACCACCTGAGCCGGTACCATCTGAATAGAGTCCGTCATAGATGTTGTTCTGCATGGTCTGCTCTGCGTTCTCGATGCGCGACTCAAGCAAGTCAATAACCTGCTCTTTGCCAGCATTCTGAAGCTCTTCGAGCCCAGAAATCGAAACCGCGACAGCTGCTTGTTTGATGTCGAATTCAGCCGCGCTCATTACTTCGGAGGGCGAGACGTTAAGAGTCTCGTATCCAGAGTAGTACATGAACGTGCCATTTTCGGCATAGTTGAGTTCCTGAACGATAGTACGACCGCCAGAGAAAGGCTTTACTTTCCCGCGCTCTTTCAATCTGTTCAAAAGTGCATTGTTGGTTGTTACGTTGTCGGCAAGCTTCCCAGTACGACTACGAAGAGTCGTTGTGATCAGCTCCGACAGGTTCGGAGTTGCCATATTTAGCCCATAAAAGTTTAAGCGTTACGTAAGCTCATCCCACGTCTGTAGGAGAGATTCGCGAATCGTCTTCGGGCCGCCGTTGGTCAATGTGCCGGGAGTGCCGTTTGTTAACGTGCTACTAGCCAGCTTTGCGCGTGTGGTCCGATCCTTCGCTTCCGCAATGCGCTTTGCTTCTTCTTGCTTGCTGCGTTCCTCTAGCATCGCCGCCCTTGTTGAGGGGTTCGCGTACACGGCACGGTCATAGGCCGCGTCGATTATCTGCGTTGGCGTTGCGTTGGGGTTGGCGCGCTTAAGCGAGTCAGCAATGGGCAACATGTCATGATACAAGTCATTGAAATAGGGTCGAAGCGGTTTCCCGTCCTGCCCTTTTTCCATCGCATAAGCCCCGATTGAATTTGAAATCTCGGACATATAGGCTTGCTCTTCATACTGCGAGCGCCCCATGACTTCGGTTTTCAAACGCTGGATCTCAGCTTGTAACGATGAAATTTGTGGATCGACTGTTGGCGCGTGTTGCGCGATTGCCGATGGGTCGAGGCCGTAGGTTGCCGCGAGCTCTGCGATTCCCGATTTCGGGTCTTGGTCTAGCCGCTCTTGCCACGCAAGGAACTGCTTAATAACTTGACCGGGTTCAACCCCAAGGCGCGCCCACTTGTTGGAGTGGGGAGCTAACGCCTCTTCAATGCTCGAATACTTCTTACGGAAGTTCGCAACCTCCATTTGTCCGCGATTCCATGCAATCTCGCGCTCTTTCTCTCTCCGGGCAATTGTCTCTTGAACGGGGCGCGGAAGACTTCTAAACGCTTCCTGTTCTTCCTTCTTCCACGAAATAGGGGCCACGATAGGATCGCCCGCTTCTGGCGCTGGCGTGGCTGCCTCAGTCTTTACTTCTGGTGCCTTGCCTTCCTTCGCCGCCGCTGCCTCAAGCTCCTTCTTTCGGAAGCGCCCTTTATCGTCACGATCTCCCCGAGTATCGCCAGGTGATTCAGTCTTAGAAACTTCAGGAGAAACAGGAGTAGCGGTTTCAGCTTGAGGAGTATCGAGCTCTGGAATAATGCCATCATCTTTCGCTCCGTCAGTTTGCCCCGATTCGATAGCGTCCCATGAAGACTCTAGCGCGTCCCGGAGTGAGTTCGACTCTGTTTCAGTTTCCTGATTCATCCCATGCCTTCAAAAGATCGCGTTTAATGGTCGGATCTTTTCTTGCCTCTTTCTTTGGCAAAGGTTGGTCCCCGATTTCAACGCATCCGAAAAGTTTAGTAGTGTTACGAAATTTGCTTTTTGACGTGTAAATGCGCCCGTCGCACATATGTTTAGTTGGGGGCATGTCATCGGTGATTATCTGCGTCCGGGTGCGCTCTGCGTAGTCGCCCGCTTCCTCGATGGGAATGCACTTGCCGCCGCGAAATACATAAACTTGCCTAGCCATTGAGCGCCCTCGCGGCTGGCTCTCTCATGCCGATTGCTGCCGCTTCTTTGATGTCAGCCTCTACAACAGATTGGAATTCTCTTGAGTTAGGGAGCCCAGCAAGGAATGCTACACTACCGATAATGGCAGTCTTGCCGGTGCGGGGTGACGTGATTTTAAGCCGTAACGTAACGTGCAAACCGTCAGACTCAACCTCACAGTCTAGACCCATCGCCTTCACGCGCTTCTGTGCAAACTCTGCCAAGCTCATGATCGGATGATACGGACGAGGGGGCCTTGTGTCGCCTCAAACTTCGCTGGCGAGTATCAGGAATAGAGCTGTGTCGATTTCATCCATCTGCAACACCCACTGTTCATGGTCGGCTTTGATTTTATCGAGATACATCGCCAAGCGTTGCGCCTGTTTTTCTAGCGCCTTTTTCTCGTTTTCTGCTTGAATATCAGCAAGTTTCGAGAGCAGAGACGCGAGCAGCGCCGCGTTCTCGGCTCTTGCTGCGTCGATCTTCTCTTTAATCTTAGTGGTCCGTTGGAGTAGTTCAAGCGCCGATTCTCGCTCTACGGCAACCTCTTCAACCTTCTCCGGTATCAGCTTTTTAGGTTTAGGCTTAGGCTTCCGCTCCCACTCGCGAACGCTGTTCCACGCAAGGTAGAATCCTCGTGAGGTCGTCTCTTCGACCGCCGTCCCTGCCCGTGGTCGAAAGAGAAGTAGAAGGCTCATTCTTCCTCTATCTTGCCCTCTGCCTTTAGGTCGGCAACGGCTTGAGCGACTAAAGCAGGCCGGAACTGTGGATTAGACTGCATCAGCGCCACAAGTTGCGCCCTATCAAGATCACCACGCCTCAAAAGCATCATGATAAACCGCTTTATCTGCGGTAGTCCTGGCTTTTGTGAATTGGACAATTTAAGCGTTGGCATATTAACTCCCCATCCCCATAGACATTCTAAGCAGTAGGGTTCCGCTCGGTGGCGGTACGTACGTATCAATCGTAATTGGTGGGTTAGGGTCATGCTGCGCCGAAGTTCCAACCGTAATCGGTTGCCACTGTTCGCTAGGCTTTAACGCCTCGCTCTGGAGTGCGAACGCCTTACATCGAGCATATAGGTTTCTTACCTGCATATTATGACCCCGATACTACCTGTAGGTTTATCCACCAGTTCGTAGCTGTTGTTGCTGCTTTCGATATCTCCATAAACGCAAGGCAGGCACCTGTTAGAACCTCCTGTAGGTTAAACGCTGAATTGATTCCGTCAATCACGATAGGCGCGTTTGCAAGACCAATCGGCACAAATACAAGGGGATGACCGATGAACCAGGTTACAACACCCGACGCCATCGCTGCTGATAAGTTAACCGCGTTGGCGCTATTCTGAAGCGAGCGCACCCCTGTGTCCCCCGCGAGTAATGGATAGTACCAATTAGGCGATGTAAACGGCACCGTATTAACCGCTGCCGCACTTTGAATAGTAGACAGCGCCGAGCCTGTTGCGTTGTTTCCGTCTTGGTCTACGTAGTCAAATGTAATAGTCGGAGTTGCCGCAGGAAGAACCGTTGTCACTTCTCCACTGATAAAGTTCCCTGGAGCAAGTGCCGATGTCTGGTACCGTGTCGGTACATTTGCAGCATCGCAAGAGCGTGGGTCAACCGTCATCGTGTGAGTCATGTCCCACAAACGATCATAAAGGAGAAGCATCTGTCCAGCTACGCTCCCCTGTACGGTCATCGTGGTAATGTGGGTTGTATCAGACCCACCTGGATCTGCTTGAGCCCATGCGCCTTGATTAGTCCTAGTTAAAACAGCGCCCGTTCCCGTAGTTCCACCCGCTGCTCCTGCAACAGGGTAATTCCCAACACGCCACAGACTATTTGACCGCCCAGCCGTCCCCGCCGTTCCTGCTTTGGTCGCCATCAAGAACTGAGACTTGCCGCCCGTCGCTGCCGCAATTAAGGCAGACAACGAAGCAAATCCCATGTTGCAAGTGTGTGTGTTTCTGGCAACCCTCTTTGCATATCGAGTGAGAACGTCAGCAGTGCGGTCTGCTAACGAGCAAAAACCACCAACATCCGTGTGACCAATGAACTCTCCACCGCGTCCAATCCAAACCTTACCGAATGAGTTGGCTACTGGAATCGGTGGACCATACCACTTATCCATTCCTTCACGCATAAGTGCGAAGTTCTCTTTCCCGTACCACCGCTCAAGCTTACTCTCGTTCATCTATGCCTCGGTCAAAATTATAACAACACCCTTCGCTGCACCGCCTGTTGTTGTGATACTTAATGCAGAATTCGTTGCCGTCTGCTGATAAGGGATAACAGAAGTAGGCCACACAAAACCGCCCGTTGCTGATATGTCCATCGCGCCCGTTAAGTCTCCACTGCCATCGAGAAATTTCAGCGTACCCGCTGCGCTCAGCGTGAGCGAACACCCGACAATCTTATGTTTATTAGAAGCAAGTGCTGCCGCGAGTACTGTCGTTCCTGCTGCGCCTTGTGCGACTGGAACATACGTCATCGTCTTGCCATTCGCTGTTGTGGGATTTGCCCCTATGTTTCCCGATGCATCGCAAGCAATATACCTCGCTGTCGCTGATGAGTTGGCAGTTGCCGCGCCCAGAGAGAACACCTCCCCCGCTGCTGAGAAGTCTTGAATGTTCAGACTTAGATCAAGAGGGACTACCCCTAGAACCTTCAAACCGCCAGCGTCGATTCCTGTAGGGATTGCGACAGTTCCAAAAATATCCTGAAACGCAATTGATAAAGGATTTGCGCCTGCCGATAGAGCCCCTACTGCCAAAGGCCCTTGCACCTGTTGTGCACTTCCAGCTGTTCGCGTGTCTGCCGTGTTTACTGGACTACCAGATACGCCGATCTCACTCCCGTTCTCGTCTCGGAGATTCGTCCATGCAGCACCACTGCTTCCGCTCTGCCGCTGATAATCGCCAACAACCGTGTCAATGAACCCAATTTGAACACCGTCACCAGGACCAGAATTACCAAACGAATCGGTGAAGGTTGTCCCCGTGATGGTGGCTGATACCGCATTCAGCACATAACTAGCGTTGAATGGTCCGTTCGTATTGACTGGAATCCATCGCGTATCCATGGCTCCAGAACCGTACGAGAGCACTCTGCACTGTATGGAGTCAAAGCCCTCGGTGTTGAAGTAAAAACGTCGCTGCACGTTCGACAATATTGTAGTCGATGTCCCGTATGACTCAGCGAAGGTGTCATATCCCTTGATTGCTTGATATGCAGACCCGCCGATTGCTCGCGCCTCAAACGTCAAAGATATGCTTGTATATGTCCCCGATATTTCAAGAAACGCACACGGCTCAGAAGTTAGCGATAGCGCCGCCGTTGTGCCTATCGTCGTAACACTGGATACGCTCGGCGTCCCAGTGCTTACCTTTGTGTTGACTTTCGCCCTGTCAGACTCGTCCCAGTCATCAAGCACAGACAGAGAGGCTGTTTGGGTCTGCTGTTCAGTAAACGTAGCCGCGCCTGTCGGTAAAGCAGATGACGACACAACCACCGCGCCGGTATTTACTGCCGTGACTTTCGCATCCAATGCCGCAAGAGTTGTCTCAGTTGCAAGCCCGCCAACGGTCCCAAGATTGGCCGTGACCGTACCGCTAACCGGCACCGCCGCGACTGCCACATCCTCGGACGTTCCCGATCCTAAATCGAGCCGCACATGCTGGATCTGCTTACCGCCCGTGACTTCAGTCGAGCGTACGTTGTAGTCAGTTAATGTTCCGTTGTCGACCGTGACATCATCAGCCATCGTCTGACTCGCTGATCACGGCTCCCTGTCTAGCGCCCGTTACCGGGTCCAGTGGCCCTAAGACAATGCGCTTATTGGCGTTGGGTAAAGTGACATTGATAACCGAGGGTTGGGCTGCTGGCGCTGCTGGGGCTGACGCACTGGCTGCCGCTGCCTTCTCAGCCTGCACCGCGTACTGCTGTTGTTGAGTGGAGGAAATTTCAGCGAGCTTGAGTTGCATCTCAGCCCTGATTTTTTCCATCTCCATTGCCATCTTTTCGACTGCAAAGCGCTGCTCTTTATCCATGCGCTGCTCTTCGAGCTGTGTTTCAACCTGGAATTTCTGCGCCTCGAACTGTAGTTTCTGCTGCTCAAGTTGCGCTTTGGCTTGCTCTGCTGCAATTCGCGGGTCGGGTGGCGGTGGTGGTGGCGGTTGAGATGCCTTCTGAATAAGAGCATCAATTCCCTGTTCGAGTCTCTCCTCCATCTGCCGCCCTGCTCTGTAGCGCCGTGCCACAAACTTAAGAGTCTCGCCGAGGTATGGGGCCATCTCTGGCACCTGAGCCGCGAGAGGGAGAGAGTTAGAGAGGAACTGTCCGACAACCTGGATATACTCGTTAACCCTCTGCTTCTCGGCTTGGTCGTTAACAGCAAGGGTAGAATCGGTTTCAATCGCTATCCGGTAGCGCCTGAGCGGGTCATTACGCAACAGCTGAATGATGGCTTCAAATTCTTGCGGGTCTTGCGGATTTGCGCCGGCTAAGCCGTCATACCCGGATATCATGCGAATCGTTTCAGGTGCGAAGTGCTCCGCGATAATCTCAGCCTTTCGGCTTATGAGGTCACGTATCCACTCTTGAACCGCCTGTTGCCGCGAGCTAATACGAAGTGTAGCAAACTGCCCCTTAATCTGCTGCGCCGTTGCCGTATCGCCCGGGTCGGACGCGCCGCGCACAATGTCAGAGATGCCGGTGAGCTCGTATATGCTTTGTAGTGTCCTGTCCCGAGCATCATAGAGCCGCGTAAGAACCTCGGCTACCTGCTCCATCGGGAAAAAGTCCATGACGCCTTTGAGGCCGCCTTTGTCAGCAAGCATTGCCCAGGCATCCACTGGGATCATCTTATTCTCTGTCGCCTCGCTTGTTATGCGAGCAAGGGCCTCCATTGAGCTGTCGTATACGCCAACCACCCGGAGGGACGACGTAAGAAGAGAGATGCGCATCGTGAGTTCATCGAGCTCTCTAGCTTGGTCGCGATACATCGCGAAGTCAGGCCGAGGCTTTAGACTGTCGGTTGAAATGTTGGCGAGTAACGGACGCCCACACGGGAAGAAATCATCCAAGCCGAGGGGATCGGGCTTGACCTGTACGGCTTTATCGTAGCCCTTGACCAAGTAAACGACGTGCTTCTTGCGCTTATCCCATATCTCCCAGACTTCCGCGCATTTCCCCTCTTTGCTATCGCTGCGACTCTCTGCTTCGTCAGCACCCTTGGGCATCGATGAGTAAGGAACCTCGGTTGCGACTTCCTCCCCAAACTTCTCGGTGAGCTCTTCGCGGTCAAGGTGCGACCGAAAGGCCACCCACCAGACAGCCGACCACATACGGGTTGGCGTATGACAGAAATCAGACCAGTGAACGTACTTACAAAGCGCCTTTTCCTTAGCCACCCGCTCAACATACTGCTTGACCGCAAAGCCCTCCGGCGTCTGGATTACGTCGTCAGGCTTCGCCTTGACTGGCGCGCCGTCTTGACCAAACAGCTTGCCTTTCTGCGCTATGACCGGGATAGGCTGCGCTTCTACAGTCTCAAACTCTGCTTCATAGGCCACACGGGCAACGCCGCGCCCAGGCAATAGAAGGTCAAACACCCCGCCGTTAATGACCTCATCAAACGCATATTCGGCGATAGAATACTCAACCGCCCGCTGCCAAACTTCTGACGCAAGACGCGCAATCTTGTCGCTATCTTTGTTGCGCCGTTCTATCTCAGCTTTTGGGGTGCGGGAGTATAGCGCCGGATGTAGCACCTGAGTGTTAGACCAGAGCACGTTAAACTTTGCCGCGCCGTTGCCGTCGTAATCGCTGATTAGTTCCGACTCATCGCGATAACGCTTGATAGCGTCTTTGGCGTCTTTCTCCCATCGGTCAAACTCTTTCTTAGCGCCTTTGAGCTGACGCCCCCAAAAAACAGCCAATTCGGCCATCTCAGTAGGTTTCGGCTTTTCTTCTGTGTCGTTATTCAACGCGCCCGCTTCCTTTGCCGTTCTTTCTCATAGAGTTCATTGAGAGTGAGGTCGTGCATGTTCTTCATCGGGAGATGGACTGGCGCTAGTTTCACCCATGGGCGACTCATGCAACCGTAACGTATCATGTCAGCGCAGTGGTCGTCGCCTTCAGTGTTGATATCCTCTGGATTTTTTTCATCATGCTGCAAAAGTGGGAAAGTTCGGATGGAATGGGAGCAAGTGCTGAACAAAACTAACATTGCTTTGTCATCCTGCCCAGTTAAGCGCCCGCGAATCTGTGACCACCCGGCAACGCGCTTATTGTCGGCTGGCCTAAACTTAACGCCGCGCTTTGACATCTCCTCACCGATAGATGGGCCGCCGTCTTCTGTGAAGATTGACGGGTCGCCAACCGAATAGGTAATGCGCTCCTCTTTTGCCTCGCGTGACCGGATACCATCAGCAACCGCCGCTGCTGTGAGCTTAAGACCCACGTTCGCACTACTGCCGCCGTACCATTCGCGATAGAGCACTAAAGCGCCCTTTGCTATGCCCGGTACAGAACCATCAGACACGGCAAACCAGCCACAAGCGAAGGGACGCGCTGAACCCCAGTCAAACGCCCTGAAACGCACCCAGTGGGGAGGAATGGCGACGGGCGCGATAACATGCCGCTCGATGCTGAACTCATCAAAGTACGCACCGGCAACCGCGCTAAAGTCGCCAAGTAGCCAAGCTCTTACAAGCTGCTCTGACCCCGATGATTGCAAGTTAGGTATGTACTGCGCCGGGTCCAGAAACTTGTTGTCCGTCAGGCGAGACGGTATGTAGATGCGCGTCTTGGTTAGCTCTGAGCCATCGAAAGGGTTAACAAACTTTGTCACCAGTGGCACCCAACCGAGAGGGGCCGGGTCTATATACCGCTCTTTAATCCAGCCATGACCGGGGCCGCCAGGGTTGCCGGTCGCTATAAATTTACACGGGACACCGGACGCCGAACGAAGCGTTGCCTTTAGCTTGTCGACCGGTGCCGGGTCTGGAAAGTTACCGATCTCCTCAATATAAACGCGGGTGCGGCTGTCCCCTTGGTAGTTCTCAGCGTCCGAATCTCTATCGAGATACGCAAACGTGAACCGCGCCCCCGAAGGAAAGCGCCATATCTTTTCAGTGGAATTATAAGTTGCCCCGAGTGGAGTATAGATCTTATTGCTGCGCTCTATCGTCTCTTTAAGCTCTGTTCGGGACCGTCGAACCATCAGCCCGTTAGCTGCCGCCCCGTACTCATCGGCGTGAGACGCAAACTCCCCTAAAGCTCCGTCAGTTTTCCCCCCGCCCCGAGCGCCACCAAAGAATATATCATCACATGGACAAGCCAGGAGGGCTGTTTGCGGTCCGGGTTGTGGCTCCCAGATTACTGTATATTCTGCTGCGTTTTGGGCTGGTATTTCTTCTTCCACTCCTCAATGTCCGTTTCTAATTGCGGGGCGCGGATGACGTAGCGCGTAATTTCTCCGCTATGCTCTATCGCTTGTGCGGGCTTGCCATAGGCGCGGTCAACAATTGCCATCGCGGCTTGTAGTGCTATCTTTTCGTCGCTCGATTCTACAAGCTGACAGATGCGCTCAAAGGCGCGAGGAGCCTTACTCCTTGCAAGCTCTTTGACGTTCTCCGCAAGCTTTGGCCTACCTGAAGGATTGCCGCTTACGCCCTTTACGAAGGTCATAGACCCCTGTTGAAATCCATTTGTTACCAAGGGCCGACGTAGCGCCCTGAGTGCAGTATAGTGGCTTTATAGGGCCATGTCGGCTCACTTTTAAAGGGGGTCTATGCCGGTTAAAGAGAAGGTACCATCAGCACTTAAGAAAGCAGCAATCGCCGCTCTTGTGGCTTTTTTTGCTGGACTCGGAATCACTAACGCGGAACCGCTACTTGACGCGGTTTCAGCCATAATCACACAGGTTCAATCCGAGCCCGTCGAGGTTAAGTAAAGTTCGGATCGTCAAGTACTTGAAACAACGTGTCTCCTGTATTGTTGTTGTGCCTCTTCCGCTCCGCTGTGCCATTACGAACTACCCTCATCACCTGCTCTTTCGGGATGTTCAAAACTGAACAAATCCAAGGGCAAGAGAAGGGATCGGTTCCTTCCCAATCCATCAACCAAGCCCGCGCCTTTGCTCGTATGTAGCGCTTAGAGCCAGTAGGCGCTTTGATAGGCCCGAAGGCGTCGAGCACTGCCCTCTCAAACACGCACCATATCAGCCGGTGCTCTGGTACTACTGACTCGCGATAGCTGTCGAAATCTAGTGCATTTTGAACCGTCATCGTCGAAGCCCCCATCGACGTGCATACCAGGGAAGCCAACCAAGCGACCTAATAGCCGCATAGCTCAAGCCAGCACGAACAAAGGTCCACCGCCTTCTGTTGGGATTTGACATTCTCCTTGCGATATCGAGCGAAGTCCTAAGCCACCGCCTATCAACCGATAGCCGATCCTCTTTCTGCCTTACATAGTCGAGGTCGTGCTTCCTGCTCGCTGGGAGTAAAGCGTCCCTTGCTATTGGCTGTCCGTTGTCTCCGATTCTTATTTTGCCGTCCTTATCACGAAGGTACGGCTCCCACGCCCACACAGGATCAATCCCGGTGATATTGTCATCCTTATCTAGATCTTCTTGCTGCTTACTACCCTTTTCCACTCCGCTAAAGCCTCCGCCCTCTTCTGACCGTTGAACCGCAACACCCGCTCGATAAATTCTTCACTTGAACAGACCAAAACTAGCTCTGTGTGAGCAAAACGCCCGTCGCCATAATCGAGCGCAAAGCGCCTCTTTTTGAAGTACTGAAGCCGGAGCTCTGCCACGAGAGCATCCTCAAGCCCTGCTCTTGTTTCGCGATCCATGCGCCATAGTGCGCGCTCAATCTCTCGCGCTGCGCCCCTGTGCTGTATCTCGTATTTGAGAATGATAGGGTGAAACTCTATGAGCTGGTCACGGGCGGGTATGTAGAAGTCGCACCTTTTGTTATAGCCGATGGGAACCTGGAAAGTTTGCCCCTCTACCGGAAGCCAGCCAGCAAGATACTTTTGCAGTAAGCGAGAGCAAGCGATCTCACTCCGCGAACCGTACTTTATGCCACCATCGATTAATGCCTGGTTTTTGTGTCGAAAGCCCTCAGCCGCGATTTGCTCGCGGCTTAAGTCAATGCGGGAATTTCCGCGCTGGACTCTATCCACTGGCCCAAAGTTTACAGTAGAAAGGGCGTTGTGCATACCGCGAGTTACTCGATCAGATTATTTATTTCTACGATTCGATCCATCCTGCACTTTGTCCAGGTGTCCAGCTTCTTGATGCTGTTCATTGATGCCGGTCGCTGGCATGGAGTCGGGAGAGGAGACGGCGAGGGCGATGGCGAAATGGTCGGTGAGGGTGAGGGAGTCGGTGTATTCGCCGGAGTCATGGAAGGCGAAGGGGAAGCAGTTGGGGTAGGTGTCGGCGTTGCCATCCACGTTTGGAACTCCTCCACGAACTGCACGTTTTGGTTGAACTGCTTCATGTTCCCGATGTTTCCTAACCATGCTTGCTCTATACCCCCATTAAAAACTTTCCCTGCGAATTCGCGGTCACCTAACCACGCATATATAGGCGCTATCAGAAGGTTTAGATCCGGCGCTGGCTGCATGTCGTTAGCATCCGCCACTATGCGATCCGTGTAGCGAAACGCCCTTGCGCTCTCTTGCCATAGCTCTGCTTTCATTTTCGTTGCGATAGCTTGCAACCTGGAACGAATACCCACCGGGTCAAATCCTGCTTCACTTGCGCGAATCAAAGAGATAGCAGTAAGCCCCACCATAAAGGGTCGCAAATAGGGCGCTGTTCCGTTTGTCCACTGCTCTAGGTGTGACTGGCTATGAGCTACAAGAACGCCAAGCCTTGCTCGTCGTGGCTGGCCTAACGATTCGGCGGCAAGCATTGCCCTGACACAGTAAGCTGACTCTCTGGAATAAGCAGTATCGCGGGTGTCCTCTACTGTTGAGTCTCTACAGAACGCGCCATTCGTAGCCATGGAAATGATAGCTTGCCTATGGTTTGCTCCACTAAAAACTTTCAGGCCGTCAGTGAATGACCAATAGCCCGGAATGTTTCCCCCATTCGCAAGCACATAGTTATCAGCGTAGAAGTTGACCGCCGCTAGTGCGGTATTGGTTAGTGACGGATCGCCCAAACGACGGGAGATATACTCAAAGCCCCGCGCCGCATCATAGTAGTAGCTTGCAAGTTTTTCGTCGTTGTTTCCTGTCGCCCACCTATCTTTGTATTCCTGGGCCTTTTGGCCCATTCGTTGGTCGTAAAGAAACCAGTTTGGTGCTTCGGCAAAAGCCAAGAATGGAAGCAAGACAACCACTGCGCACGACTTCAAAAGCTTCCTAGCTATCTTCTCAAGCTTTGCCACTCGCTTCTTGAGTGCGGTTATATTCCTCATCGTTGCATCGTTCGGATTGCGCTTCTTTTTCTTCATGCTGGCTCCTTGTTCCTATCAAAAATGGATCTTCTTACGTCTTCCTTTCTGAAGACTGTCCCGTGTTGTGGTGAGTGCTCCGCGAGAGCCTGAAGACTCTCCCAGATTTGCCGCTGCTCATTGAGCATGGTTTCCCGCACCACCTGCCAGATCCTTGGCGCGATAACATTTTCAAGGGCCTCCATTCGCTTGCGTTCCTGTTCTGGTGTCATTTCTCATCCTCGAAAATAAGCTGCTTCAAAGGTTCATACAAAATCGTAAAGCTAATACCAATGCCGGGTTCTACCCCCTCTGTAAGAGCCCCCCATATTCTTTCGCGCTCGGCTTTGGCTCCGTAATCCGCTCCGGCGTAAAACAATCTCTTCATATATTTTACTAAAGCGACCGTCATGTCGGGTTTTTTTGGAACGCATTCCGCAGGAAGCTCACTCTCATAAGTGGCCCCTATCTCCTCCTCCGCCCTCTTCTCCAACTCGCTATTCATCGTTTCTCCTTTCCTTTTCAAGTTTCTCAATCTGCTTCTTCAACTGCCGGATCCGATAGGTGCTCTTGCACTGCTTAAGCTCGGCAACCAAAGACTCAATCATTCGCTGTGTTGTTTTGGCGTCGGTCATTTCTGCACCCAGTCAGGTAATGGGAGTTCGTCGGCGTAGAGCCAACACAAGAAACTCTCTAATTTATGTTCACATTCTGTGTAAGGGAGATAGACCTTCCCATTCTGTGTTACCCTTCCTTCAGACAAAACTGGCTTCTTTTCCGGATCACAGTGCGCTTCCGCAAGAATCAATTCCCTGCCCACCTCCGGCCTCTCTTCCGGCTTGCGCCAGGGGATGGCGCTGCTCTTGCCGTTCTCGAATCCGTTATCCCAGGCGTGTTTAAGCTTTTTTGTAAACGTCTCTTCTATGCTCAGAAACTTCTCCTCACTCATCTATCGGCCCCCTCTTTATGTTTTGCATTACCTTGAATTGCTCCGCCTTTTCGCGTGTCATCTCTTTTCTGTCTAAGCATGGTCTTTCTTCTTCATATCCACATCGTGTGCAGGTAAAGACAAGGCACTCTTCTATGCCTCCCCATTCATTAAAGAGTTTTCTGTATCGCGGCCCTACCATCGCGCCTTGGCTACACTTCGGGCATGTCATGGGGTGGCTCCCTTCTCAACCAACTCAATGGCATCTCTCATCGTTGAATGCCCGCACTTTTTGCAAACAATAAGCTGATAGCGGCGCGGCGG